TCAATCTTTTCTGAACCAGCAACATCAAGGCCACGACCCTCAGACTCGGCAGATTCCAAAACTTCACGAATCTGCATTGTCAGGTTAGCGCGTGCCTCTTGCTGGGTTCGGATGAACTCAGACATGAATTACTCTTTTCTTTATCGGTAATAGTTAGGTTTTCGCAGCGGCGGTAACGCTCAACTACTCCGATAGCGGTAACGCTTACCCGGTACCCTAATTTTACCGTGAGAGTGTATACGGGCTTTTATGGAAGCCGGTGTCCACGTTTTTGTGGAAGCCGGTGCACCTGATCGGGTACATATGTGTCATAAGTGTCACAAGCGTACCGATTTTAGTACGGTATTGACACGTTCCGGGTACAGCAAACTTTATCGGGTACAGGAGCCTAGTGGAAGTGTGGGGACTCGAACCCCAGTCCAACAAGGATCCGCAAGCGGCATTTCCTCGCTGTCGAAACCATCCACTCCCTAAAAAGAAAACCTGCCCGTACCCATTAAGGGAAGAGGGGCAGGTGTTAGTAACACAAGTATAGCACTTTACTAGGCCGTACTTTGAAAGGGACAGTATGCGGTTTTGTCCTGCCACAAGGACGGCGGCGCCCCGGACATGGGAAGACCCTCCCCGCTAGCAACGAGGAGGGCCGTTTTCACCCAATGAAAGGAATCTAATGAACAACCACACTCAGATACTGGCACGAAACCCCCAGGGGTTTTAGTCTGGGGGTTCGGAATTGGCGCTTAAACCGTGGAAGGAATGCTACCAATTAGACAATAACACAACTAAACCCCATTTAGATAGGTCGAGATAGGTTCTAACAATTTTTTGTTATTACCGATTAGGTGGGCACAAGAGAAACCTCCCGCGCACCAGAAGGGGGTAGGCGCACGGGAGGAAGTTAGACTCGACTAACGTTTCTCTGAAACGTCAACTACTCTCGTCTCTTTTTCTGCCTGCTCGGTAGCGCCCTTAGACACTTGCGCCAACACTGGCGATTTCCGAACAGAAGCATTATCAAGCTCCAGGATAGCATCCGCAAACTCAGGGGCCAACACTTTGATAGCACCCACAGAAGGATGCCCAGCAACTTTCATTATCGCCTCAACAATTTGTTCACGACTAGCCATTTTCTATGCTCCTAACAATAGTTCTAGCTTCTTCTTCTTCAACGCAAGCTTTTCCAACTCGCTCGTAAAGTCCTCCACTGGGGGAGCCTCAACCGCGGGAGCCAACTCATCAATCACCGTAGTCAACAGTTGCCGATCGTCAGCACTAATGTCCTCACCGTTCTCAATCTTCAGCAACGCATCCGCAAGCGCATCAGCATCCACACCAGAACGCTTAGCAGCCTTGTCCAGGCCGCGCACCATCGTAGTCCCAGCAGTAGCGGTATATGCAGGCATACTCACGATTGAAACCTCATGCAAAGAAACCATGTTCAAAGTTCTTACGGTTCCCTCACTGTTCCACTCATCCCCGCCGCGCGGCACAGTGAAACCGAAACTCATCGAGTCCACGTCACCACGTTTGATAAGCTCACGCGCATCATTCCCCACGCTTGTGTTAGCCAAATCTGCCTCAACATAAAGGCCACGCTCATCCTCGCTAATACGCAACGTGTGAGCCCTAGTCGATCCCAGCACCGATCCGGTGTCATGGTTCCAAAGAAGCTTAATATCGTTACGGTTGCGCAGTGAGCCACGGAAAGCTCCAGGCGCAATACGCTCCGTAAAAGGTAACGGCTCACTATCCGAATTGAACACCGCCGCATACCCGGAGAACTGCATCCCAGTATCGGTTTCGCGTATCTCAAAATCTGCCGCATTGACACGGGTTTCCATTTTGCTCAAAGCTTGGCCTTTAGCCCTTCCATTATTATCTTGCTCCACTTTACCAATAACCTCATCGGCGACCGCCAGAAACCTTTTTACCGTAGGGGCACCTAAAACGACACCCCACACAGTATCCCCAGACTCGGTAAGAGACTCACGCGCCTCCACCCACATGCCAGGGGTCATCCCACCATGCGCCACAGCGTTAGCAACCTCCACATCGACAGCACGCCGAGCAATCGCACGCACCCACGACGGAGGCATCAAAACATCCGACTCCATCATTTCACCTCATCCTTGTAAACAGCATCCGGGTTATCAGGGTCAACCTGTGCCACCCCCTGCAACTGCACCGAGGGAAGCCCCGTATGTGCAACCGGGGGAAGCCCGACCATCGCCACAGCCTCCGACGGCTCAAACCCGGCAAACACCAGGTCACGGGCCATCTGTACCCTCTCACGCTGCGCGCGCACACCAGCATCCGACAAATCCACGTTTGCAAGAGGAACCCGTACAGCCTCAGCAGCCGGCCCATCCTGCGGTGACATGTCCTCCAACCGGCGAATATCGTTAATAGCGAGAAACCCTGACTGGATACCAGTCGAGTATGCGCTGTACCTTGTTTGAATGTCAGCACGCAAAAGCCCGTTCATGTTGAACTTGACGAACGCGGTTTCCCCGCCAGGATAACGTGACATAAGAGAACTCATAATGTCCTCAATTTTTGTCACATAAGGGCGCAACGTGTGAGCGACAAAACCCAACATGTTCTGCTCCACACTCGAATAAGTGTTTGTTCCCGGCAAGTTCAACATGTGAGAAGGGATACGCCAGATACGGGCAACATCCTCCACCGCCATACGCCGGGCCTCGAGCGCCTGCGACTTCTCAGGATCAGCTTGTGTCTGTTTGAAACTTGCGCCACCGGAAAGAATCCCGGTGCGTCCAGACTTGCGCCAACCCTTATGCGCGTTGTCGAACGAGCCACGCAAACTTTCTGCCTGCTCCTGTGTGAGCGCCCCAGGGTACTCAATCACGCCGGCAAGTGTCGTCCCACTCCCAAAAAAATTGGCTGCATACGCCTCAAGCGCTTTCGACAACCCCAAATTTTCGCGCAACCCCACCACACGGGAAACACCGCGAATAGTCCCAGGACGCAACAAATCAGGCACATACAAAATGTCCTCAGACGTGAGAGGCTTCTCCTCGCCCTGCACCGTGAACACTAGCCGGCCCTGCCCGTTACGGGTAATCTCCACATCCATCGGATTAAGCACAACAAGGTTCACAACCTCGCCCTTACGATTGCTATACACGCGCACGAAACAATTACCGTCAATGAGAAGCGAAACAAGTAGCGAGTTATAGAACACAGAATGGCCCGCAAAATTTACGTCAGGTTGCGACACCCAAGACGGTTTAGGGCGAAACGGGCGACGGTTCCCATCAAGTCTAATAAACGCATCCACCGGCAACGTCGAAATCGTGTCAGCAATAAGCGACACCGCAGAATGAACGGCAGCAATACTCAACGCGTTATTCTGATCTACACCCACACCGGCAATCGTGCCAGCAGTCACATCCCCGCCACTACCCCACAAGGTTTGAAAACTAATCTCACGCTGTTCAAACAGTTTGCCGAAAATCATTTACTCTCCAACGAAATACCAATAACAATGACAATGATTCCTGCCACGATAAAACCGAGGGGAACCCAAATAAGTGCTGCGCCCGCAACAACCAAGGCTGACCCAACAATCTGCAAAATGTTATCCATCATCACCTTAATCAAAAAATTGTGGAGGCTCCTCTAGTTTACCGCCTCCGAGTGCCCGGTCTACAGCAATCGTCATAGCAACCGCCGCATCAATCTTGCGTGGACTATTCCTGGAGTCTTTGACAATGCGCGGGCCAACATTATCGACCTTCGTGATTGCGTTACTGAGGTGCCGAGTTAGTACAGGGTTTCCGTCATGTATCAAACGTTTCTCCATTACCGCATCAAACACCAGAGCGCCAGCGGTCACCATACGGCGGGCAGAAGTGCTGGGCCACTCCACAATCGGCACACCCCTATCCTGCAAAATCCCCATCGACCTCTGCCAACGGAAAGGGTCACACGCAACCTCACGCACCTTCGGATGAGCCTGACAAAAATCCAGAATGGTTTGCTCAACCTCAGCAATATCCACCCGCCACTCATCATCATGAATCGTAATATCTTTCTCCCACGACTTCACCATAAAGACCTTCACCGGGTCATCACCTTTAGGGACAACCGCGCCCACAATGACAGAAGCATCCCCCGAAAAGGAACCGTCAAAACCGAGAACAATCTCATCATCAGGGGACACCGTAAACTCTGCCTCACACGCCTCCCACGCCCCCGTAGGCAACCACGACAACTGTGAGGACACCCACTGGTTACATCGCTTCGTCCTAAACTCTGCTTCCGGGGTGCGCCTTACCGAGCTTTCAAAATCGCTTACCGCGTTAATATCCCCTAGTCCAGGGTTTGCGTACTCCCATGTTTCCGGCAGCCTATGATCGGCTTCCTCCGGTGCCTCCCACCAGGCCATAAAAAAGGTGGGGTCGTCAACCTCACCAAGCGCAACCTTCTGCCCGTACTGGTACAGCGTGTAAGCAATCGAATCCCTGCCCGTAGAATCCGACTTCACCCCCGCCGTAGTAATCCCAATCATTGTCGCCATTTTCCCGCGCGAACCCATAGCCAACGAAAACGTGTCCCACAAGTCCCGATTCCTCTGTGCATGAACCTCATCAAAAATTGTCAGCGTCGGAGAAAGACCTTCCTTGCTGAAACTTTCGGCAGACATAACCCGATACACAGAACCCAACTTAGGGAACTCGATAGCATCCCTGTACAGTTTTGTAATGCCTGACAGCTCCTCCGAGGCCTCCACCATACGCCGGGCATCCGCAAAAACAATACGGGCCTGCTCCTTCTCAGCCGCAACCGAATAAACCTCTGCCCCTTTAGGCCCAATAATTAGACCGTACAAACCCATTACTGAACCGAGCGCAGATTTCCCATTCTTACGGGCAACACCAACCAGTTGTGTCGAGTGCCGATACCCACCATCCTCATACGCAAACAAATGCTCAAACAAGGACACCTGCCAAGGACGCAACCGCAACGCGCTCCCAGACTTCCCCGCCACAGAGTCCTTCGTCACAATCCCAAAAGCCTCAGCAAAATCCACCACGGGCTCCATCACCCGCCCCGCTTCGATAGCAGACTCAGGAACAGGCGTTAGCCACCGAGGAGGCCACGGCTCAACCGTCATCCCGTGCAGCCCGCCTCGCCAACATTTCATCCAACCTAGACTCCTTTTTAACTTCCGCCAACCCCAACCGCGCCCGGTCAGAAGGAGTAAACCCCAACAAAGATAACGAAGATTGGATAAGTTTCTCCGTCTCCAACAAGGACATATTCACCTTCCTTTCAGTCGGATCAATTAAAAACGCTTCACGCAACAATTCACGCCTATCAAAAAGCTCGCACACAACCTGCAACAAATGAACATCCGAACGAGGACTAACCCAAGAAATCCCATGACCCCACACGTCATACCACAACGTCTGCCCCGCCACACCAAGCTCACGCAACGGCTCCCGATACCCGCCCTCAATAACAGCAACCAGGCCAGCCTCCGGTAACGCCCTCTTACCAGGGTTCCCAATCAAACGTTTTGACTCAGTAGGCTTCGACGGATTAGGCATAACCCCAGAGTATCGCACCAGACCTAAAAACGTTTTAACTGCGGGTGTCTGCAAAAGGG